CACGCTTGTATCTGATAATGGTACTAGTATTACCGTTACTAAGCCTGCTATTCTTAATGTGAGCCCTACCCCTGAAAAGAAGCTCCAGGTGCAGCTGTATCCAGTTATCTTTAGAGAGTTTCTGAAGGATAGAGATGTTTTTCCTACCTGGACTTACAGCAAGACTGCGGTTACTACAACCGACAGCCTAGATCTCGAGCCTAACTTGATTCTTCAGTATAATGAGATGTTTAAGGTAGTTAAGAACGAGCCTGCTCCTACTATCAAGCTGTTCGACGCAGACGAGAACAACTAATATGGCTCGTAAAAGCAATAACGAAGAAACCAAGGTCTCCAGCCTCAAGGACATCTTTGAGGCTGTAGATGCTTTAAATGCTGATGCATCTTTACTTTCAGAAGAAAATTCTCTATCTATTGTTAATGATTGGATAGACACCGGTTCATATGCTCTCAATGCTATATTTTCTGGCTCACTCTACGGCGGAGTACCTGTCGGTCGTATTACTGGGTTTTCTGGCCCTTCTGGGGCTGGAAAGACACTTATCATTAACAAAATCATCGCTAATGCTCAAAAGAAGGGCTATTTTGCGGCTATATGGGATACCGAAGCAGCTGTCGATCGTCAATCTGCTGAAGGTGTTGGTATTGACGCTAAAAGAGTCAAGTATTATCCTGTTGAAACCGTAGAAGATTGTCGCAACCAAATTGCGACTTTTCTAGATAAAATCATTGCTGCAAAAGATCCTAATCTCAAAGTTATTATTGCTATTGATAGTCTAGGTAATCTTGCCAGCGCTAAAGAGCTACGAGATGTAACTGAAGGTAAGGACGCAGCAGATATGGGCACAAAGGCAAAAGCGATGAAATCTATGATGCGCGCTCTTACCTTTAAAGCAGCTAAGGCACGCGTGCCTATTCTGTTTACTAATCATATCTACGATAATCCTACATCTATGTACCCTGAACTAGTTAAAAAACAGTCTGGTGGTTCAGGTCCAGTCTATCTTGCATCTCTTCTTGTACAGTTAGCCACACGTAATGAAAAGATTGATAAGAACGAAGATCAGGAAGCTATCGGAGTTGCACATAATGTTAGTGGTGTAACGCTATCAGCAATGACAGTAAAGAACCGATTCGTGCCTCCCTTTCTCAAGGCTGAACTTTATAACAATTTCCGTACCGGCCTATCCCGTTATGCAGGATTGGCTGATATGGCGATTGCTATGGGAGTCGTGACCGGAGATAAAACCTATACTCTAGGTACTGATAAGATCGGTTATAGAAAAAACTGGGAAAACGACACAGAGTTTTGGGACAAAAAAGCGCTACCTCTCCTTGAAAAAGCTTTCAAGGAGAAAGTTTGCTACGGTAACGCTGCTATTGACAGTACGGACGAAACGTTAGAAGCGGAACCAGAAGAAACAAATACCTAAAATAAAAGCTAAGGGCAACCTTAGCTTTTTTAGTTTATACACTATAATAATGCTATGAAGAAAGAAACCCTTCGAGTTAATACTGATTTCTTTGAGAACATCGTGGCATGTCAGTGTTTAACTAATTCGTACTATGCATCTTTAGTTTTTGACCATCTTAACCCAGAAAATTTTAAAAACGCGGGTAACAAACTAGTAATTACTATTATTAAAGATTTTTTCGGTAAACGTAGAACTTTACCTACTCTTACCGAAATTAAGACTTATCTATCAAAGCAGGAAGACCTTAAACTTTTTAAAGAAACGGTAACTACCTATAAGCAATACGACACTAATGTCAATATTGACGAGCTTATTGCTAATACTGAAATTTTCTTTAAAGAAAGAGCGGTTTATAATACAGTACTTAAAATAGTAGATGATGTTACTAATGAACGTTCAGACTATGGTAAATTCTTAAGCTGGTTTGAACGAGCCTGTAATATTACTCTAGTAAATGATATTGGGCTAGATTTTTACGGAGATTACGAAAGAGTAATCAGAGAGCTGAGTGTACAAAACGAAGTAATACCAACAGGCTGGAACTTTATAGACAGTAAAATCGGAGGAGGGCTAATGAAGAACGGACGCGCTCTTTATTTATTTCTTGGTCCTACCAACGTAGGTAAGAGTATATTTTTAGGTAATGTAGCTAGTAATATGGCTCAAAGAGGTCTTACTACCGTGCTTATTTCCCTTGAAATGCCTGAAATGATGTATGCAAAAAGAATTAGTAGCCACCTTTCAAAAATACCAATTAATAATATACAAGAGCAGACTTCTTCACTAGAAACCTTCTTTAAAGAGAACGTAGAGACTCATAAACGTAAGCTTATTATTAAAGAGTTTCCGCCTAAAAGCGTTACAGTCGGAGGTATTAAAGCATATATAGAGTCTCTTGTAAAAGCAGGTATAAAGCCTGAGGTGTTAGTAATTGATTATTTGGGTCTTATCAAATCCAATGACGGAGATAATTCATACTCGCAAGGTAAAGCTGCAGCAGAAGAGCTTAGAGCATTGTCATATTATTTTAATATGCCAGTAGTAAGCGCTATACAGACTAACAGAGAAGGTATGGAGAATCCAAGCCTAGATACAGTGTCAGAGTCTTTAGGTGTAGCATTTACTGCAGATGTGGTGTGGTCTATTCATCAAGAAGAAGGAGATCAAGAACTGGGCATAATTAAAGTCGGAGGTATTAAGAACCGTTTAGGACCTAAACATGGGGCCACAGCAATGCGTATTGATTATACTACTCTTTCGCTTTCTGAAGAAAAAGATTATATAGGATTAACCAAGAACGGGGAAGATTCTAATGAAATATCTAATTTAGAAGCAAAACTGGAAAAACTTTCGTAACTAGCTAAATAGACAAGTGGATCCAAAGAAGATATTTGTTTTTACAGACTCCGACTTAGACGGAGCGGCCAGTCTTTTAACCTTACACTGGGCTCTAAAAGCCAACCCTGGCGATATAAAATTCCATACAGTTACAGTTTCAAATTTTAGAAAAGAATTTTTACTTTGGGCAGCAGAGAACAGTATAGAGAACTACGATGCGGTATATTTTTTGGATCTAGATACAAGTACAAGTTTTGACTTAATTGATAGCAAAAAGTCTATTATTATAGATCACCACGAAACACACGATACAAGCAAATATAAAAATGCTACAACTAATGTTGTGGTTACGTCCTCTTGTGCGAAGTTACTCTATTTACATTTTAAAGACAAACTAACGTCTTTAAATAACGAGCAAAAATATTTAATAGCGTTAGCTAATGACTATGACAGTTATGCCTTTAAACTGCCTGAGTCATATAATCTTAACTGTGCCTTTTCAAACTCTCAAAAAACACTAGGTAAGAACAAGACCTACAAATTTTTAGAACGTTTTTATAATGGTTTTACCGGGTTTACCTCATTAGAAAACAATATTATAAAAGAATATGTAACCGGTAGAGATGCAGCTATATCTACTTTACAAATCTATTCAGGCAATGTACCTATAAGCAAGCAAAACTTACAGATTACCGGGACAATGGGTACCAAATATATAAACGATATTTGCGACCATCTTCTTAAAACTTATAATTCAGATATCGTATTTTTTGTTAACACAAATAGTTCTCACGTTTCTTTTAGAAAAAAGAAAACTTGTAATGTAAATTTAGCTAAACTAGCTGAGTTTTTATGTGGTGGTGGCGGCCACGAATACGCAGCTGGTGGAAAGATCACGGAAAAATTTATGAATTTTTCTAAACAATTGTCCCTAATTACAGCTTAACATGTCTGGAGTAATTGGAGCATTAGAACAAGCTGTTGTAGATAATCCTTTAGATAGTCTAACTAAGGATGAAACAGAATATGAAATTTTAAAATTTTGTTCTTTTTGCTCTATATTGCATAACAAAAAATTAAACAACGTCACCGTGTTCACTCTTATTGTCAAGAACAATATCTACAAAAAGATATTCATGAAACTAATACAAGTTGACAATGAAAAAGAAGCGTTTATTGTGTTTTTAAAGTATAATTCAAATTTATGCCGTAGCAAAGTTGTACGAGAGGTATTAAAATCATGAAGGCTAATGAACGCACCTTACATTTACAATACCTACTTAAGCGTATCGCGAGGGCTTCAGAACAAGCCATGGCGTGCTCGTAAAGATTTTGACGGGTTTGATATTACAATCGACGGAGTAGCTTGTAAAAAATTAGAACTTTTTTTCAAGAAATTTCCGCAGATAGACGTAAAAGAGTTTTTTAATGCTCCTTATCTCATCTATAAAGACGAGCAGCATTTTCCTTTAAAATTTTACACAACCCAGAAAGCAATCGCGGTATATTCAGCAGTACAAAAGCAAAAATTAGAAGAATCCCCTGACACTCAAAATCAGATTGATAATATTAAGAAAAGCCTCAAACATATTGGGTTGACATGTTTAGAGCGTAAAATAGCCTTCGATAGATACTGCTTCGAGAAAAACGGATACACGTATACCCCGATTATTGATTACAGTAATAAACTAATTAACATTTACGTACTGATTAAGTTGCCTTCTTTCGATAGTATGATAAACTCTTTTAACCTTCAAGATAAGGAGCTTTACCTAAAAAACATACACAATAGCATTGGTAAGTTTAAACTGCGATTGAATATGTCTACTAGAGCAAAGAACCTAATTGACGAAGGTTTCAAAATACTAACCAAAAATACTCAAAATTACTAATTATGAAACCTACATTTAATACCAATATGTTCGAAAGCATTAAGAGCGCGCTCGAAAATGCTAAAAATAAGCAAGGAGACGGCGCTAGTTATAAGAATATTCTGCAAATTGCAGCACCTGCTACTTACGTGGTGCGTTTGCTTCCTAACGTTAAGAACCCTGCTGAGACGTTTTTGCATTATTATCATCACGGCTGGAATAGTATCTCCACTGGCAAGTACTTTAGTGTAACTTCTCCGTCGACTTGGGGAGAGCGGTGCCCTGTAAGCGAGCTTTACTTTAAGATCCTTCGCGAGGGCAGTGATGAAGAGAAGAACCGTGCTAAGGAACATCTTAAGCGTAAGGAAAACTGGATGGTTAATGTTTATGTTGTAAGCGATCCCAAAAACCCTGATAATAATGGTACTGTTAAGGTTCTTCGTTATGGCCGCCAACTCAATAAGATTATTGAAGCGGCTATCAATGGAGATGATGCGGCGGAGTACGGCGCTAAGATTTTTGATCTTAGCGAGAATGGATGCAGTCTACGTATTAAAGCTGAGCTTGTTTCGGACAAGCCAGGTGCCCCTAAGTACCCTACGTATACCGCGTCTAAGTTTCTTAGCCCTGCTGCTATCGATGGTATTGATGAAGACAAGATCAATGAGGTCTATAATAACATCTACGATCTACAGACCTTTTTGGATCACAAATCAGCTGATGAGTTGAAAGAGGTTATTAATGTACACTTCTACGGTCAGGAGGCTGCTGCAGCGGCACCAGCGCCTGAGGTTAAGGCTACAGAAGACGTAGAGGAAGATGTCCCTTATGAAGCTCCTAAGCCTGTTGTTAAGCCTGTAGCAGCTACTCCCAGTCCAGTTAAGGCTGCCCCTAAGACTGAAGTAAAGAGCACTAAGTCGAATGATGAAGCAGTAATGGCTATTCTCAACGGCTTGGAAGATCTTTAAGATATGACTGAACAGCAAAGAAGAGAACAAATTATGAAAATGAGGCAGCAGGCGCAAGGGCCTGCTGCGCCCTCTCTTTCTGATGCTGATGCTATGAAAATGGCAGGCAGCACCAACGGGCTCACGCAAGAGCAAATGATTGCTATTGCTATGTTTGGCAAAGTGGTGCAAAATGATGTAAACACAATTAAAAAAGCTGGATTGGGTGATATGAAAGTCAGTGATGTGGATATGTCTAAAGTCATGCCTTCAGGTATTGCTAAAGCTGCCGGTATGGTTATTCCTCAAATACCGGCAGCTATGCCTGTTAATCCGCCTGTAGTACCAGTAATGCCGCAAATGGCTTTACCTTTAGTGAGTCAGCCTGTTGCAGCTAATTCCGACTCTCAATTAGAGTTTAATTTTGACAAAAAAGCTCGTTACGAAGATATTATTGAACATATTGAAAAACTAGAAAAAAAGCTTATTATGGTTAATGAAAAGCTTGATCTTCTTCTAGAAGATAAAAAAAAATTAGTAACGAACCCATAATATGGAACTTAAACTGGTTAAGAAAGATTTTGCAGATAACTTCTTAAATGTTATTAGCAAAACAGTCGACATTGCTTCTATTAAAGCAAATTCAAACGGTATTTATACGGTTTGTAATAAACCCGATACTAGTATTATCCTTCTTGGCAAATACAATACTCCCTTAGATCTTACTGAAGAGGTTACTCTTAATATAGGAGATATTAAAAAACTATTAAGAGTGGTAGATTGTATTGAAGACGAAA